TCCAACTGTGATAGTTGTATCAGGAGTAGAAACTAATACATCTCCTGCAGTTGTAAGAACTCCTGTAGAAGCATCTAAGTTAGCTCTAACATTCTTTAATTTAGCTCTATCAGTAGCACTTACTTCAACATAAGTTGTTCCTGCTCCAGCTCCACCATTGATAGCAGCAGCTAAGTTAGCTAAAGCAGCAGCATCGTTAGCTCCTTTCAATACATTACCTGCAGTTGATCCAATAGATGCAACAAATGTGAATTTAACACCTGCTACAGTAATTTCATCAGTAGCAACTACACTTGAGAAACTGATAGTTCTAGTGTGTTCTACATTGTTAGAAGAATATACTTTGTATCCTGCAAAGTTTCCTGCATATCCGTTTTTCAAAGCTAAGTCAGCAAGGCTGAATCAGTCTTGAGCAACAGTTTGAGCGATAACACTTGCCATCTTTGGAGATACTACCAAAGCCCAAGTTTTATCCATTTCACATCCGTTAGCTGTAAGTTTAGCACCTGCAGTCATAACAGCATTAAGACAGTTAGAAGTAGATAAGCTAATAGCTTGTCCTGCAGTTCCTCCGATGTCTCCTGCATCCATAGATACAACAGCATTTGATACTTCAGATAATACTTTACCATCAATATCATTAGCTAATCTATAAGCAGCTCTTTCTACATAGCTATTTTCTAGATCGTATTTCATTTGAATCCAATCTACTTCATCTATAGCGAAAGAGATTTCTTTTGATTGGTCAATGTCTAGATATTCATCAGTTCCGATTAAATCTTGCTGAGTTGTATCTGTATATTTAACATAGTCGTTTACAACTAAGTCATTTGGATAAGGTCTGTGGATTCTGTCTCCATATTTCAAGTCAGGTTGTTCTTCAAAAGAACAGATTTGTGTAGCTACCAAAGCATTTTTAGTTAAATATTGGATTCTACGACTCCATAGCTCAGGTATAAAAGCATCTAAGTTTTGTGCCATTTTGAATTAAAATAAATTAAGTAAAAGGTTTATTTCTTCCCTCTTGCTTTCCAGAACTCATTAAATTCTGCATCAGTCATTTGTCTCCAATCTTTTTCAGGCTCAGGCTCTTTAGTGATACCATCCACTCAAAGATTAGAAGTCTGACTTTTAAGCAATTCAGGTTTGTTTTTAGCTAGATATAACTGATAGGCAGTATTGGCATCCATTCATGTATACTGTGATTGGATTTTCTTTACCTCCTCTCTAAACTCACTAGCTGTAGAGTTTTTTTCAAAGAATAGTTCCTCTTTTACCTTTTTATCGATGTAGCTATCATCGATTTGGTATTGAGCTTTTTCTTTTTCTTGTGCCTTAGCACTCTTAAATCTTGACTGTCGTTTATCAGCTCTTTCCTTTTCCTTTTCATACAAGGCTTTGTAATCAAGCTCTTCTCAGTCTACTCACTCCTCAATAGGAGTTGTGTCTAAAGTTTCTTCTTCAGGCATGGTAATAATTGGTTAGTAATAAAGCATCATAACCGTAGCTAATATGGTTTGCTTTTGCATAAACCATCAAACTGCGAATATGTTAGGTATTAAACCTCTAAGTTTGGCTCTCTTTACTGCTGATTCCTTTCAGTTGTTTAAATCTCTTGTTTAAACATTCATTCTATGATTTCTGCTCTCTCTTGTTCTTCCATCTCCTCTATATCTTCATCAGCTTTATAATCAGGGTTTTCTATCATTTGTGTTGGTAGCTTTTCAACTACCCATGCAAGACATCTCATTTCAGCTCTTAATAAATCTGATGGTGTTAAGTGTTCATCTGCTACATCCATGCAATCTCCATAAACTATCTTGTTTGCTAATGCTATCTGTCTATTCTTGATTAGCTCTTTCATCTTTTCCCATCATCTACTCCTTAGTAGATCATCAAGCTTTACCATTTTTTCTGTCATTATGCTATGTTAGAATTTAAATTTACTGTATCTCTAGTAATTAGTTCATCTCTAGTTGGCTGTCATTGAGACATCATGATATTTGCTGCACTATTAGCCATCTCGTTATTCATAGGCATCTGTGTTTGTCATTCTCATAACTCTAGTAGTAATCAGTTTAGTTTCTCTAATATCTCATCTTTTAAATCTCCATCTTCAGCTTTTTGCATATACAATCGTACTGTATAGAAATCTATATCTGTTCTCTTGAATAAGCTTGTTGGTTTAGCTCCTAGATTTACCATATCTACATAACTCTTGGCGATTCTTTCTTCAGGTGTATATGCAAAGATAGAATTGACTGTATTTGGTTTTAATCCTGTAGCTCTAAGATATAACCTCTTGAATATTGCTTTGTTTACAGGTTTAATTTCAGGATCATTTGTTATGATAGGATACAAAGCCATTAGAGTATTTTTATCTTTCTCATTGATAGCATTGATATCTTCAGTAGCTCCTACCATAATGTAAGGCATCTGTTTAGTGATGAATTGGTCTTTACTCAAACTAGCTCATGTCCATTCAAAATCAGCATTCAGTAATACTCGTTTTTCTTCTCCATCCTTAAAGTTCTCCAAGTATCATCTCCATCGTTGAAAGTAGTAATCTCTATAGAATCGTTGCTTAATTGTATTCTTGATAGATAACTGCATATTAGCATTAGCTTGTAATTGTTGAGCTTCAGCTTTAGTCATAGACTTATCTGGCATTATTCATTGCTGTAAGCTATCTATCTTTGAATCGTATTTAGCTTCATTCTCTAGCCAAGACATCATATTCCATACATCAGTTTTAATCTGACTCTGTGGTAATTCATACATTGCATTTTGTATTGGCTGTGTTCCAATCTCGTTTTCATCTATAAACAAATATCTCTGGTCAAATGTTTTTTTCTGTAATTCCTCTTTGTTCTTTATCAATCTAGAATTGACTAAGAAATCTCCACCTGTAGCTTCTCTCTTAGCTTTCATCAGACTTAGATTTGCTAAGATAGATTTAGCATTCTGCTTATCCTCTACTTTATCGCAGATAGAAGTTCCGAATGGATTTCATCTTACAGGGTCATAGTAGTTGAGTAATACAGGTCGTGGAATCAATGTTGGATCAAGTTTTTCTTCTTTAGTTACTGCTGGCAATTCTTCCTTATAGAATATCTCAGTCATATCTGCACTAAGTACAAACTTCCATTTCCTTCAATCTACAATCGTGTAGTGAGTGTAAATATCTAAAGCGAAGTTGTCTTCTATTTCATCTACTATGATTGGTCATGTTCAAGCTTTATTCTGATATGCTTCTCTAGTTAGGTTATCTTCCATGTTGTACTGTTTAGCAAACCATCTATTGATAGCATCTTTATCGTATTTATCTTTTACATCATGAATATTTGTTAGCATACAAAATCCATGAAATCTGTAGTTCTTTCAGTCAAACTGTCATGTCTGAGTTGGTAATGGGTCTGGTATCCATGAAAGAGGATTGATAGCTTTCCAAGTGTTAGTCTTTGTTGTATGGTCAAATCAAGTCTTATTGAGTATTCCTACTCCAAAGAAAAGGCTATCTTGTTCTACTTGATATTTTAATTGCTGTGTAGCTCATTCTCTTTCATCAAACTCAGCAACAGCATTTAAATTCTGAGCTTCTTCTTCTCATATCCATCATTGTCTTGATATGAATTTACATTTAACTCAGTTAGTAAAGAATGATGCTATAAGTGTATCTATGTAGTTTCATATCATGTTGATATTGATAATCTTTGCAGATTTAGTCGCCTGTGGATTTCGTTTCATAATTCTATCTCTGTATCTAATCCTTGCAGGTCTTACATAGTTCAATCATAAAGCATATTCTCTTTGTATCTGTACGAGTATTGCTGACTTATCCATGCTTAGTAGGTAATATAAATTCTAGTTTGTAGTATATTCTGAAAATTCAAAAATCAACTTTTTTTTAGTATAGCATATCATCAAAGTTTATTGTTATCACATCTGTGTGTGTAACAGGGGAGAAAGGTCTTCATAAAGTCCAATACATTCTCATCATTATCGCATCTGCATAGTCAGGAGAATGTCATAACCTCTTTTTCATATCTTCCTTGCTTTCTAGTCTGATTTTGTTCTCTCATTCTAAATCTTTCACTAGGATATTGTCTAGCTCATTCTGTAGCTTATCCTTTATCTCTCAAGAAGTATTAACTCTGATTTCCCTTTTCTCCATAAGGTATTTGAGTTTAAAGTAGCATTGTGTTTTAAGGTTAGCATAATTTCTTAGCTCATCCTTTTGTACTATAGGAGTTCAATTATTCATAAAATTTACACATCCTCTTAGATGGTCGCATACTCATCATCATACTCAGTCTGAGTCTATACAAATATTTGATCTCCTACAGTTGTAATATCTTTCAAGCTCTCTGATAGTTTCTACAGTTTGGTCTGTAGTTTTTCAGTTGTAGCTTTTTATCTCTACAGCCTCTAATCCTTTTCGTACTACAATAACAGTCATGTCATCTCATAGTCTAGCTACATCGCAAGTAATGTAAGTTTCTTCACTAGATGGGACATTGGCAGTAAATAAATCTGAAATCTCATCCCATCTGAATAGCTTTCAGGGAGTATCATCATAATCAAAGTTTCAGTATAACAGTCTTTGCTTTGTTATCTCATCAGCTCTCTCTAGCTGTGTGATGTATTCAGGTGGCAAGTAAGGGTTATCTCATGCTGTAGCTCTTACAAATTTTCTATAAGGTGGTAAAGTTCAAGCTTTTCGTGGTAGGTAATAATCGTTATAAACATGACCTTTATTTGGGTTGAAACATTCTAAGAACTTTGGATGTTTCTTTATTGTCTTTCAGTTTATAACAAAAGTATTCTGCCTTCAGATACGAGTTTTTAACATCTCAATACCTTTAGCATCTACTTCGTTAGCTTCATCTATGAAAGCTCATGTAAGCTCAAGACTTCAAAACCTAGTCCATTCAGGATCAGATGGTTGAGCTGCACAATCAAGTAAAATGATTTCACTTCAGTTAGGGAATCTGATTGTATTTGTTTGGCTGTTAAGATTTCCTCTATCTAGTTCAGGGATTTTGTAATAATCCATAATCTTGTAGTAAGTTGCTAATGTAGTTCTTCTAAGATTTACAAGCTCCTTTCTTCAGATTACTCGCCTAGATCAAGGATATTCATAACAAGCTGACCAAATAGCAAAACATCCTAGCCATGATTTACTTCATCATGCAGCTCATCCAAATCAGATTTCAGTAGTTATATCATCTCTGAAATACTGTAAAGCTTCGTATTGTTTAGGGGTTGCTTTAAACTCTACAAACATCTTTTACTTCTTTTTAAAAACGATTTTCTTTTTAGGAGCAGATTTCTTTTCCTCTACTTCCTCTTTAAGCTCAACTTTGATTGGCTCTTGTTTAACTTCTTCTTTTACTTCTAGTTTAGCAAGAAGTCATTTAATCCATTCAATCATCTCCAAACTTCTAAGCTGATTCTTTCGCTCTAGTTCTTTGATTTTTGCTTCAAGCTCTTTTTTGATTTCTTCAATCATGGGTTATTGTTTACAGAATAAAAAATATGTAAGTCTGATATTACTTTCTCTATCTGTATCTTTTGGATAGGAGAGAAAGGTTTACAGATTACTTGCAGTTGGTCGTTTATCTTATCTCGTTGATCTGTTCAAAAATATTCCTTAACTAATTCAGGTTTATTCCTACGATGGTATCTGATACATCTTTGTAAATCTAGTTTGAGATACTTATATATCTCATTTATTCTTGCTTGGTTTTGTAAGGTCATCTTGTTCATCAATATCTATCAATAAAAGCATCTAATGCTGAAATCTTATCAGCGATAAAGTCATGGAACTCCTGCAGGTTGAAATCTTCATATCTTGGTAGCTCTGCATCAGGATTATTATGGTCGTAATCTTGGAGCGACATAAACTCTATAAGCACCAGCTCAGCATTCTTATACTCCATCTGTTTAACTGAGATAGCATTCGCTCTCATTCCTTGACATTTTGTTAGAAATAAATAGTTAGTCTGTAATTAAATCTGATTTTAGAATGTATCTTGTTACATATTTCTTACTTCTACTACTTCGCACTCGGATTCTGATTACCTTTTTGGTATATCTAACTCATTGTTCTGTTATTCATAACATATCTGCTATTTGTTTTCTCGTATAAGCTATTGGTTGCATTTTTGTTCGCAAAAATGAAAGTAAACTATACTTTTTCATCTACATCTTTTTCTCATTGAGAGATATTATTTCCTCACATAACTATGTGGATTCACTCTATCCTGATGTTCTGATTTACATCTGATTCCTCCTTTACATAAGTAGTTGGTTGTCAGTTCTGAATACGATTCATTCATCGGATGGTGTTTAAATCTTTAACATTGATATTTCATTTCTGCTCCATCTGATCTAGTTTCACTTTCGTTAGCTCAATAGCTTTTGCTATGTTTCACAGTAAAAACTCTGTACTTGGCTCTAGTTGTTTTGCTAGTTTATTTCAAACTTGCTTAATAGCTTTCTCTGTTGCTTTTGCTTTTAGCTCTTTCTTTTCTTTGCTCCATCATTTTGTATTTTCCCTAGTTTGCCTATTATAAGGTAGGTTATTGGATATAAAAAATCCCTTGACTTCTACAGCTTCTGAAGTCATAAATTCTTTCTTTAAAGCTACATAATCAAGCTTGGTCTTAGGCATTTGCTATTGCTAGTTCAATGGATAAAAAGATAATAACTAATGTTTCTATTGTTAGGATAATCTGATAGGTTTCTTTCTCTCTCTGTTGATAGGTAATAAAGTCTGAAATAAGTCTGATTAAGTCATAAGGTTTCATAGGTAAAGAAAAGAAATAAATCTGATTATACTTTGAGCTTTCTATACTCAGCTTGGATTTCTTTGTTCCTTTTGTTTGTGCATTTGATACATAGTTCTCTGTGTACTTTCTGCTCTATTCGCTTTCAGCATTCTTTACATTGGATTTTTTTCATCTCATGTAGTATTCATTTAAAACTTTTGCTATCTCGACCATCCTTTTTAAATTCTGTTCTTTAAAGGCTGATAGCTCATTTAGTTCTTCATGGAGTTTATTTGCTTCCTCTTTAGTCATCCCTATCTAAAGAAAGAAATAAATCTGAATCGTAAGTTTTTGA